GTCTTTTAGAAAGTCGCGAGTTTCGTCCCCAGCCGTTGACGGCCACCATATTTGACCGAACGGGCGCGTCAGCTGTGTCGGGCTGATCGCCTGAACCAACGCGCGACCGCGGTCCGGGGTGAACGCCCAGGCCTCGTCCACGATCACGAGGTCCGTGTCTTTCCCGTGGAGCGCGTCCGGCTGGGGGCTAAATACGCGCAGGGTGGAGCCGTTTGGCCAGGTGATGGACTCCGAACCCGCGGACCGGCGCAGGTCGAAACGCCCGGCCAGTGGTGTCCCACCTAGTTCGGCCACGGCGTCGCGCCACCAGTCACGCGCGTCTTGCCCCGTTTGGGCGGTGTAAAAGGTGCGCGATTTGGGAAAGGTCAAACCTCGATGGATCATGGCGGCGCTGACTGCGCGGGTTTTCCCGGACCGCCGGGGCGTGGTCACGATGACCGTGGGGTACTGCCACCCTGTCCCCTCGGCGTTTAGCGTCAGGGCGAGGTCCCACAGCTGCGTTTGCCATGGGTGCGGTATCCAGCCCAAACCGTGAGCCAGACGCGTGACCGCTGGACCTAAGGTCCGCAGGTGTGGTGGTCGCTGGGTGGCGAACCTAGGCGGCGCCTGCCCCGGTTTGGGGAACGTCGGCCGCGAGGTCTTGGAGGAGTTTGTCAAAAGCGTCGCCTTCACTGTTTGGCACCGGCTGGACGATCTCGTCCCTTAGGGCGCGTAGTTCCTTCATAGCGTTCGCCACTGCCCAGGACGAGCCCTCGGCTATGGCGGCCTCCACGTTCGTCGCGCACGTTCGGAGCATGGCGGCGGTTAGTTCGTCGATGATGTACGGGCCGCCACTTTTCCGGCTATCCCGGATCACCACGTCAACCGCTTTGGATAGGCGACCTTTTTGTAGTTTCGTTTTCTTGATCTCAAACCCGGGCAGGGCTTTCTGGTCATTTGTCATAGTGTCCGTTTTGTCCCTTTCGTATTTTGTCTGTTTTGCCCCCCTTGGGGGACCGGGGGAGAAAAGAAAAGAGTAGAGCGCGGGGTGTCCTGCGTGTTTCTCTAAAAAAAATCACCATACGCGGGACGGGTTCCTCGATGGCTTGATGGGCCGGCGGCCTCGCCCGTAGTTGCCTGGACACGTCGGGGTCTTGCGCCCATGCGCTGGCCGTAGGTTCGACAGCTCGTTGCTACCACCATCAGCGAACGGGATCACATGGTCCACCGTAAAGTCATCAGCGCAGTCACGCCCACACAGGTGGCAGGTAGTCCCATAGGTGTCCCTGACTGTCGCGCTAAGCCTCTGCCCAGCCCTTCCGCTTGGTCTAGTAGTCATGGGATAAGGGTATCCCCAACCAGTCCCCCTGACCCCAAACTCCCGTCATACTCTCGCCCGCCGATGACTATGGCACGCCTGAGGCCCGCGCGTCCTTGGGACGTCGGGAGGCGTAGACCGTTGATAGTCATCGTCGACTACGACTATCTCGGGCGACCAGTGCGCGGCTGACCTGGGGCGACATAACGCGCAGGGGGCTAGTTAGCGTCGGGCTCCCCAATAACGACGTGGCGCTCTATGCGTTGTCGATGTCCTCCTGGGCGGCTTGTCGGCGTTCGGCTAGTAGCTGGGCCTTGCGGTCTTTTAGTTTCTGCCGCCATACGGCTAGGGCCATATCCTCGGGGCGCTGGCCGATGAAGGGCGCGTGTTGCCAGTCGGGGTGACAGGACGGGCACATAGGTCCCGTGTCGCGCTCGGGGTGGCTGAGGGTGTGGACCATGGTGCGGCAGGATGGGCAGGGGCGGGCGTGCTGGGCTATGTCGAAGGTGACGCCATCGTGGAACCATTTCACCGGGCGGCCCCGTTCCACACCTCTGACGCGCGGCGTGCCTCATCTAGGCTGACATATTCGGCGATGATGCGATCGGTGACTAGGTCGATGATGGCCCAGCCTTGGAGCCAGTGGCGTATCGCGTAACGGCGGGGCGCGGTCATAGTTGCGTGCCGGCTGGATGTGTCGGGGCTCGGTCGATGATCTCGGCCTCATAACCGTCCAGAGTTGCTTTAATGGCGATGTCTTGGATCATGGCTAGGTCGTTCGTGTATGAACGCAGGCACCTAAGCCCGTCCTTACTGATGAGCAGCTCGTAGCGCTTATCAGCGCCATATTCTCGCTCGGTCATTTTGCCGCCTTCTGTTCGCGCCAGTAGTTCAGGCCCGCTGAGGTCATTTGTCGGACGGTTCGCTGGAGCCCGGTGGACCCAACGCGTGTGCGGGTTGTGTCCTCTAGGATGCCGTCCCGCTTTAGTTCTGAGCATCGGGTGGAGTATTCGCTGGTCATGTTCAGGCCGGCGATCATCGCGGCCTCCTCATCGGTCAGCCCGTTTGGGTGTGCGGCGTGTGCCTCGATGATGCGGATACGGGCGCTAGTGGATTTGCTGGACGCGAATAGGTCGGCCTGCCTGGATGTCAGTGGGTCGCTGGTTCGGTGTTTGCGTTGCCGGGTGATCTGGACGACCTCAGCGCGGGGGCGCTGGGATGGGGGCGTCCACTCAAAGTCTTCCGGGGCGATTTGTTTGGCCACACGTACCTTCACGTCGGCAGCTGTGAAACCGGCGGCGTCGCGCTTTTGCTCAAACCTATGTGCGGCGGAGCGGGCGAACGTCCACGATGCGAACGGGCCAACGCTGGAAACCATTTCGAGGCCGTCGTCTAATGGCTCGATGATGAGCACGTGGTAGGCGCTCATTTGATCATGCCGTCGCGGCGGGCGACCTCGGCGTTCAGGTCGTCCAGGCAGTCGTCGTATCCGTTTTGGACGCCGATCCAGTGGCAAAACCATCCGACGACGCCGAAGGCGCCCAGCAGTAGCAGAAAAGACCCCACGTTTTGGAGCCACGGGTACAGGTTCATTTGATCCTCCCAGATCGGTTAGTGGTGCGTGGGTGAAACTACCATCACGTCACCCTTGGATGTCAACGACCTCAGGATCATCCGGCGTGGCGTGATCCACTTTTCCCACACCGAATAGCGGGTTTGCCGGGTCCAGCCATGAGAGCAGGGTACGAAGGCCAGCGATACCAGCGCCGAATAAGGCGGGCAAAAACCAGTCGTCGGACAGGGGTGCGATGGGGATTAGGGCGATGAAAGACGCGGCGAAGGTGATCAGGGCGGAGCGTAGTATCGGGTTCATAGTCCAGCCGTTTCTAGTCGTTGCGAGATGTTGTCTAGTTTTTTGTCTAGGTTTTCCAGTTGATCTAGGTGCCGGGATGCGGCGCGGGCCAGTTGCCATACTTTTCCTACTCCCACCCCAATGGCGACCAGTGAGGCGATGATGGATCCGGTCATGATGATGCCACCGGATAGCCCAGCGGCGTCCAGCACGATCAGGGGGGCACCGGCAGCTGTGGCGCCGATGGCGGAAAGTATCGGGGTCATAGTGGCAGGGTGCGACCGTTCAGCCATGATGCCCACCCTACGGGCTTGGCGCCCCATTTGACGCGCGGCGTGTGTATCGACGTTTTCCCGACTAGGCCCTGGGTGGGCAGGTCTGATCCCCAGATTTCGCCCTCCCCGTTGGACAGGGCGACGTGACCATATTTGCCGATTTGCCAATACACCACGGCGCCCTTGGGAGGGTTGTTATCCCAGGCGTGCTTATGGCGTGCCGGTACTGCGGCCCAGTAGGTGTCCGCGTCCGCGTACATTCCGGGCAGGCCCCAGGCGGTGCGAACTGCCCGCAGGCATAGCCCACCGTAGCCTCGGGTGCGTAGAGCGGAGTTGCGCCTGAACCATCCGATGGCGCCGCGGCGGGTCCTCATCAGATCACCGCAATAATCTGGAAGGCCCCACCGATAGAGGTGGCGCCGATGTTTGTCACCTTGACGGAGCAGCTCGACGTCGTGATCGACTGGATCGTTACCACTGCGGTCCCACCGGTGTTGGCTGTGCCCACCACGCGCGGGGCGGTCGCAAAATAGGACGCCGGGAACGAGACCGTGGTGGATGCGTCAGCGCCAGGGCCGAGGGTGCCCACTGTGGCGGCGGCGGTGTAGATGAAGGGCAGATCGCCGTCAATGGCGTCGCCCAATGCGCGGATGGCTGAGGCGCCATCTGCGACGCGGTCGGTGTTGTCTGGCGTTGGCCAGCCATGCTCGGGTGTAGTTGCCATTTGTCCTTATCCTGTCCAGTCAGCCCACGCGGTCACGGGGATGTTGTCGTAAAAGTAGTTAGCCGGGGTGTCTGTCCAACGGTCGAAACCCTCCGCGCCGTTGATCAGTTCGCCCACGTTGTTCCAGGTAAAACCCGTGTCCACGTTATTCCATAGGATGCCCACGTCCACGTCGTCCCAGATGGTGCCCCGCCCCCAATAACGCCCATCCACTAGCTCTAGCTCGATCTGCCATTGTGACTGCGTGGCCCAGGTTTCCCGGTAGGACGTGATCACGGCGAAAAGAAAGTTTGGCACCGGCTGGGGCAGACCCGTAATAAAACAAACGTCCCCGATGATGATTTCGGTCAATAGGTCGGGCCTGATGCGCTGGTCGATGGTGACCGTGGGCAACGTGTCGCCGGGCCGTGAGTTGCGGTAGATGTACTCATTAGCCACGTCTAGGGCGTCGCCGGCGTCGTCCAGTTCGGAGTCAAAATCTGCCCCGTAGTAGCCGAAAAAACTTTGGCTATCGGGGCTCACGGCGCTAACCGTTGTCCGCTCCACGCCGTCTATGCGTGTGCCGTAGCCCACAACGATGTCGTTGACCAGGGTTTCCGTGGTCGCTGTGACCACCAATGAGTCCTCGACGCTGGCCGGGGTCAGGGCAAACTCCGCGCCCACGTCCACGGCGTGGAAACGGTCCAGGTAGCGGATCGTGCCATCTGGTGAGTCGGTGAGCAAACCGAGGCCGGACGTGGCGTAAAGGCGGGCAAGGTCGCCGGCTGGCTGGCGGTCCACGTCACGGGCTAACACTGTGACGCCCCCGGGATCAGCGCTGTATGGGGTGCCAGTTTGTTCCTCAGCTAGTGCCAGGATGCGGGCTAGGCGGTCCCCATCCGTTTCGGCTGGCCACGCCTCGTCCCCAATGTAAATACGGTTCAGGATCGCCAGGGGCCCGGACGCGGCGATGGTGGTGATGGAGCGCGTGACGCCTTCCCAGTCAACGCGCCGGGAATACACGCGGCCCGTGAAACGTGGGACGTAGCCGTATCCGGGTTCAATGCTGTAAAGGTTGATGCGGTCGCCCGGTTTGATTTCGTCCTCGGTGGGCAGGTTCACGACCTGGAACGTACAACTTGACGGGTCGCCGGATTGTTCGCCAACGCCGTACGGGCCACCCATTTGGATCTCGACATTGCGTAAAACGATGCTGTTAGGGATTTGAATATCGTTCACGGCGAGGATCAGGAGGGACATTAGCCACCGATCCTAAGGTTCCCGCGGCGTGTGCTGTCGGTGTTCATGGCCCGGCGCACAGCCACACCGGCGGCGGCGGGGTCGATGGTGGAGATGTTGATGACCGTGGTGCTGTTGGTCCGATAGCTGTCGCGCTCGTCCTGTTGTTTGGACTGTCGTGGTGCGCGGGGAACGGGAACGCCGTTGACGACCTCGTTTAGCAGGTCGCTCAGTGGGCGCGGGTTATCTGGGCGGGTTCCTCGAAGGGCGGCGTATGCGACTGGGTTCGTGAACTTGACGAAATCCAGCCACAACGAATATTCCTTGGACTTGAAAAACGCGGCGATGGACTTAAACCCGATGATGGTGTCGTCGATGCCGCCCGCGACTTTGACGAAGGCCTTGGCCAGTTCCTCCACTACGTCGGCGATGTCCTCTAATGTTTTTTGGCCCTCGGGTGAGGCGGCCCAGTCCGTAAAGTCCTGTAAATAGGGGAGGAGCAGGGTCCCCAGGTCCTCCTGTAAGTCGTCAATACTTTCGGAGAAAAGTTTCAGGCCACCCTTGGTCGTGTTAGTGGCGGCAGTGTCGGCGCCTTTGTATTTGTTCGACAGGATTTGGAGCAGTTCCGCGCCGGTTTTGTTTTTGTTGGCCTGGGTGTTTAGTTCCGGGAATAGTTTCTTTAGCGCCGTCGTTTGGCCGTTGGCGGCCTTAGCCACTGCGCCGGTGACAGTCTCTAGGGGTTTCCCGGACGCCACCGATAGGTCCATGGCTGTCGTGAGTAAGCCCTGGGCCTCGGCGACGTCGCCCGTGGCGTTTGTCAGGTTCGCCAGTGCGGGGCGCAGTTGATCGTCGGTGAAGGTCGACGACCGTTTGATTTCGTCCACCCACGCGACGATCTTGGGCGTGGAGTCGGCGAACGCACCGCCGGCCTTCTCGATGGCGGTTTGTAGGCGCCGGATGTCCTCCTCCTCCTCGGCGGCCTTTTTCACGCTGTCGATGATCACGGCGAAACCCGCCCCGACAGCTGCGCCGATACCGGCGCCCGCGATTTTTAGGCCCTTGCCGAAACCGTCAAACTTTTTTTTCGTTTTGTTTAGTTCTTTGCCGACCTGTTTTGCGTTGGCGAATATGTTGATCCTGAGATTAGCGGGACCTGCCACCTGGAGCCCCCTTCACTTTCGCTGTCGCTTTGTCTATTTCCGCGATGTAGCCGGGTAGCCATTGCGGTTGAGTCATTACTGCGGCCCGCGATACCCACGGGTTTTCCCGGATGCCGCGCTTAGGCCATCCCCAGTGGATCGGTTGTGCGTAGGGCACCACTAGGGCCTTCCCACCGAGCACGCCGGCGCTGGTCTTTGTCACGCTTTTGCGGAGTGACTTTTTCAGCGCCCCGGAGCGGACGGGCGCGGTTCGTTTGGCCTCAGCCAAAACGATCAGCGCGGCCTTAGTGCTGGCGTCTTTCAGGTCTTGGATATCTTCGCCGGCTTGCTTCAGTTCGCGTTGGAGTCTGGCTAGGCCCTCGATTCTGACGGTCGCGTCGAGAGCCATGGCTTATGGGGTGTATGGCGTGACAGTGACGGCGCCGATGATTTCCCACTCCGCGGTCGTGGTCAACCGTTCGCCGACTACGCCGCCGACCTCGATGGCGAGGATCTGGACGTCACCGGAATAGGTCGGGCCAACGGGGTCCGGGGTCCATGAAAAGGGGATGGTGTTCATGTCTTGATCCCATGACAGAGCGATCAGGCCGGCGTCATTATCGAAATCTTGGATGGCCTCTAGGTTCAGGGTGTTGCGGCGGCGGTAGGTGGGTTGGATTTCGGAGCCGTCCAGGACCTCGATGCGGTCGCCGTCGGAGTCGTGGGATGGGGTGATGCGGACGTTTGTGGGCTGGGTGGCGTAGGAATCGCCGTCTAAGGTTAGTTCGCCGGCGCGTACGCGGGAGTCTGTAATCGTCATGCTAGTTGGACCTTTCCAGGGTGAGGGTTAGGGCTGGGGCACCGTCGCCGGTACTCCCGAGGGTGTAGGTGGATGGTTCGATGCTTGACGGGTCTAGGGCGTCCACTAGCACGTCCAGCATGGAGTCCAGCGTGGCTAGTGCGTCAGCGGTTCCAGTGCCACCGGGCGCCACGATATGGATTTGGTGGCGGATGTTGTAGTGCCCCATGGTGAGCCGGTCAATGCTGGGCGGGTCGATGACGACGCACGGCGGGTTGACGCTCATCGGGTCGTCCGTCACGCGGATGCCTAGGGCGTTGATTTCGTCCCACATGGCGCCCATGACCGTCGCGTAGGTGCCGCTCACTCCACGATCACCGGCCCGTCAACGGCTGGCGGGGTGTAGCGCCCAATGCGGAGCAGGCGGGCCACCTCTGGATCGGTCCTAGCTGAGATCACGCCACCCATGGAGTCGAAACCTGCCGCGCCTAGTGGTGCGTTGCGGCTGGAGTAAAGGCGCCCTGCGAGCATGATGGCGCCGGTGCGGGTCCGGTAGTCCCACACTGTCGCGTCGACGTGTGACAGTGAGTTGACGTAATCCGTGGCCGCGTCCGCGGCGTCCTGGAGCCATGCCGCGTCGGCGGAGTCCTGGAGTCGCAGATAGTTGCGGACGTCCTCGCCCGTGACTAACGGCTCAGCCATCGTGATCCTTTCGGGTGGGTGGTGCCGGGACTCTCGGGGGTGGGAGTCCCGGCACCTGGGGGCTACGCGTCGCGCTGGGAGGCCCGGAGCGCGTAGCGGTTTGGGGTGATTACGGCAGGTCCAGCGTTGCGACTGCGAGGCCCGCAGGCTGATTTACGACCGTCGCGCAGTACCCAAACAAGCCGGCGTCGATGCCACCGTTAGCCACGTTCGCCACGTTCACGCGCAATGCTGGCGAGAGTTCGTGGAACGATGCGGCGGCGCGGGTGCCGGCGATGACCGTGTTAGCGGCAACGAAATCGGAAACGAAAAGGGACGTATTACCGAAGGATCCGGTACCGTCAAACGACAGTGAGCCACCGAGGAAGGCCAAGGCCTCCTGCGTGTTCACTGCGGCCATTGCGGCGTAGACCTCGGTGCTGATACCGATGAAGGACGGGGTACCAATCGGCATAACGCTCATCGCGGCCTGGACGATTGTGCCCAATGGGGTCGCGTTGGTTCCGGTGTTCGTTGCCTGGTCCTCTAGTTCGGTGTAGCAGTACTGGTCCGAAAGGCGGGCGTATGACTCTGCCATCGCGGCCCAGTAGCCCATGACGTAGTCACTAGAGCCAAGGTCAAAGAAGGCGCGGTCAATGTCGTGCGCACCGGCGAGGCGCTTGACGGGGACCTCGATTGCCTCAGTCGTCGCGGCGTTGGATGCTACGGCCTCCTTGTCACCGTCGTAGTCGTCAACGGCTGGCGCGACGTTCCAGCGCCACCCGGTGACCTTTAGCGACGTGACGGGGGCACCGGCGGCCACTGCTGGCACGAAACGGCGCTGGTAGTTGATGCCCTCGAATACGTGGCCCAACCAGGTGTCAGGGTAAACGTCAGCGTTGGCGGTGTAGGTGATATCCGTAAGGGCGGCCTGGAGTTGTCCCATCGGGATTTCGCCACGGTTAGCCTGGGCGACCATGGAGGCGGCCTGTGCTGTGGTCAAGCGTGGCGACGTGCGGGCCGCGATGACGGGGGCCTGTGCTGCGGCCACTGCCACGGGGGCGGGGGTTTCCTCAACAGGGGCGGGGGTCGGTTCAGGTGCCACGGCGGTCGCGGCAATAGCGGAGGCGGCAGCTGAGGCCGCGATTTCCTCAACCGTGGTGGCCGGGGTGCCGGCGTCGCCGGTCAGGTGTGCGCTCGCGGTGAGGCGGCGCGGGGTTTGGCGCTTGCTCATTTTGTTATCCTTCGGGGTTGGTTATGGTGCGGGCGGCGTCCCATGCGGGAACACTAACGGATGAAACCTCTCTCAGTATTGCCTTACTAACGACGAGGACGCCGTCGCGGTCGGTTGACGCTTGGATCACGTCTACACCGACAGACCAGCCCGAGCGCATATGCGCGGCCTGGAGTTCTGTATCCCAGTTTTCGGGCGCTGTGAAAGTTCCCACTAGCGCCGCGGGTGTATCAAGGAAAGACTGGCCGTGGCCCACTAGGCGGTTCCGGTCGTGCTCCATGAGCCATGCCACGTTCTGGGCGGCGGTGATGTTCACCGAGCCACGGGCGAAACGGGTCGGCCCCGCCGAGGTATTTGCGACACTGTCCCACGGGAGGATCGTGGCGTGAACGGTACGGGCGGGGCCGTCAATGGACGCCACGGGGGCGTCGGATGCTGTGAGGTAGATCGTGGTCATCGTGTCACCGTTCCAGGGGTTCCGGTTTCGCGGCGCCGGATTTCGTCAACCGTGTAGACCCCGGACGCGATGGCTACCTGGTAGGCGGCCATCCGGTCCGCGAACGATGCGCGAAGGATCGTAGAGTCCAGGTCAAACACTGCCATCACGCCGGGGCTAGAGATGTCGTCCATGCTTAGGCGTTGCTCGATGGGCGTGGTGTAGGTGCTGAGGGTGTAGTCCGTAAAGTCGCGGCGGGCGTCCTGGAGATTGTTGTATGTCACCGAGGACCCGGACTGCGAGGCGTCTAGCATCGCGGCGGGGATGCCCATAACGCGGGCCACCTCAGCCGCGGCATACGCGCGGGCCTCGACGAGCTGGAGGTCCCGGCTGGACCAGCCGTGGGTTTTGACCTCTAGGGACCGGTTTGTGTAGCCCACCCCTGAAAGTTCGCGGGCACGCGTCCAGTCGTCCACTAGCGCCAGTCGTTCCTCAGCGCTGAGGCCGTCCTCGGACAGGTCGTGGAGTTCCAGGGCGGGCAGGGGCACCGAGGCGAAACGGCGGGCCGCATCTGACAGGGTGAAGGCGGTTCGGAGTTCACGGGCCCCGTAGGCCAGTATTCCTTCGTGGAGGCCGGGGAATACGATCACGTCGGAGCCGCTAACGGGTTGGCCGTTGATGCCTTCCACGATCCCGTCCGTTGTGACGTCGACCAGGTTAGGGTCCACGCGTCGCGCGGCTGTGGGGTAGCCCAGTACGTCACGGTCCAGGATCAGCCAGTAGGCCACACCGTAGAAAATCAGGTCGTCAACGGTCCACGCGATGGTCACGGCGCGGGGCAGGTCCGGGTCTGGCTGGTCAAACAATGCGGGCGCGGTTGATAGTTGGGTGCCCTGCCATGCGAGCAGCTGGGCGCCGGCCATTGTTGACGTGATCAGGTTCCGCCCACGGGCGCACGCTGGGACGGTCATGGCCATCGGGCGCGTCATAGCGGTCTTGGAAATCTCTGGCCAGGTGATCGCGCTTAGGGCGTCAGCCACGGCCCACGGGTTCGCCTGGGGTGGCAGGCTCACGCGTTGATTGGCGGTGAGTGAGTCAACGGTGGCGGTGAGGCGCTGGGAACGTCTGCTCATATCAACCACAAAAGACGGGGTCAGTGACGCGCACCGATGCGCTGTCAGTGGCTAGGCCGAAAGATTGGACCGAAAAAAGACCACCATAGCCATCGTCGCCAGGTAGCGGGCTCAGCCGCGCGTTGAGTGGTCGATTGGTTGCGGTCGCGTTTTCTGGGCCCAGCCACTCACGCCCGGTGCCTGCTGATTTTTGGACGCTAAGGCGGTGCCCAAACCTTTCGACCAAAATAAAGTCATTAGCCGCGACAGTGAGTCCGCTGTCCAAAAGAGTAGACCCGGTAAATGCGTCTTCCTCGCGGATGGTGACTGCGCCGGTGGATTCGATGCGGGCGCAATAGCCGTAAGGTGTTGATGAAAAACCTAGTTGCCCGATGTAAAAGAAACGGCCAGCCTCGGGCAGGGTAGTTATTTGGAACGTGACAGAAAAGAAAGACAGCGGCGCGGTCGACCCGTACCTGTTGCGGCCCCAGTAAGCCATTGTCCCGCTCGATGAGCTGTACCAGTTGCCGCCAAAAGTTCCACCTTTGAGAAAGTCCGACGGCGCTGCGCCCGTGGCGGTAAAGTTTGCGTAGTTGACAAACCAGCCCGGCAAAAGGTCGCCCGATGACATAGATTTGGAACGGTAAGGCAGGCGGATTTGGTTTCCGTCGGAGTCTATCTGCCCATTAGTGGGCCACGCACCGGCAGTTTTTGGGCCGATGAGCCGGGCCAATGTTTGTTGGGCGGAGCCGCCGTCATAAGACAGGACCATAAAATCATTGTTAGCGCCGTTAGCGTTGTTCGGTGTGGTCGCGCCGGTCTGGGTGATGACCTTCCCATCCGCGCCCGTCGATGCCGCCCACTTTAGCCCAGCCGTTTGGGTGCTGTCGGCTGTGAGGACGTAGCCATCGGTGCCCAATGTGACCGTGGAAACCGTGGACGCGGCGGAGGCGCTAATGATGGCGCCCTTCCCGGTGAGTTCCGTTTTCGCGATTTTCGCGTCCACGGGTGTGGGTGAAACGAATAGTTTGGAGTCGGTGCCCAGTGAGGCAAGGTTCCCGGCGTCTGTCGATACGACCGTGGGGCCGGTGGGGCCCCTTCGGCTCAAGCTCAGGGCGAGACCGCCACCCGTGTCTGGTAGCGTTCCTGCACTGTCAATGTGCGTGACAGCGATAGTGCGGTAGCCCGTAGAGTTAGTCACACTAATAACATTATATTTCGCAAAATTTATATTTGAGGTCTGCCACGGGCGTAGAGCGATTGTGTCAGTTGGGCTTATGGAATCTAACCAATCACTAACATCCGATCCGCCGTAGTTTAGATTGTCAACGTAGAGAGCTGTGACACTAGATAAGGTGGCGTTATTTGCCCGGATTTGACCAGTCCCAGGGTCCGAGGGCACTGTGGACGTCTGAAACTGATACATCTCAGCCTCGTCCCCTGGTCGACCTGTATTTCCTTGGGACCCTGTCGCTCCGGTAGCACCTGTTGCACCGGTGGCGCCCGTTGGCCCGGTGGGGCCCTGGATACCTTGGATACCTTGGATACCTTGCGGGCCTTGCGCCCCAGTAGAAAAGACGAAAAGCGAAAGGTTGTGGTTATTAGCGAAGTTTGACGTTCCGGTGCCGCCA